GTCGGTAACCTTCCGAAAGGAAAGGCCGAGGAGTACATGCGTAACATCATGTCGAAGTATCGTAACAAGATGGTCTACGATGCCAACACCGGTGAGATGCGCGACGATCGCAAACACATGTCGATGCTCGAGGACTTTTGGTTGCCTCGTAAAGAGGGCGGTCGTGGAACCGAGATCTCGACACTGCCCGGCGGTGAAAACCTTGGTCAGATCGACGACATCGTATACTTTCAGAAGCAACTCTATAAGTCGCTGAATGTTCCGACGAATCGTCTCGAGGAGGACTCACCGTTCTCAATGGGTCGTGCGACAGAGATCACTCGCGATGAATTGAAGTTTCAGAAGTTCATCAACCGTCTGCGTAAGAAGTTCTCGCATGTCTTTATGGACATGCTTAAGACTCAGCTGATCGCCAAAGGTGTCGTTAACGAAAAGGAGTGGAAGGAGATCTCGCAGAAGATGCGAATCGACTTCATGCAGGACAATCACTTCACTGAGCTGAAGCAGGCGGAGCTCATTCAGGATCGCATGAATATTCTGCGAGACGTACAAGAACATGTCGGTCGCTACTACTCTGAGGAATGGGTACGTAAGAATATTCTTCAGCAGACCGAGGAAGAGATCGAGCGAATGGACAAACAGATCAAGGACGAGATCTCTGCCGGTAAGTATAAGGATCCGTCAAAAGAAGACGATATGTTCTAAAAACAGCTTAATGTATAAATAGTGTATAGAATTAACGAGGGTTAAACTAAAATGAATGAAAATGTAAAGAACTTTGTGCAGTCAGTAGAAAAACAGGATTATACTGCCGCAAAAGATCAGTTTCAGACTGTCATGGCGGATAAGATCAACTCTGCGTTCGAAAACAAAAAGATCGAGATCGCTGCTCAAATGTCTTCGACAAGCGGTGATGCCGAGGAAACCGAGAATATTAATGAAGCAAAAGTTACTGTCGCAGATACGGAAGTTGGTAAGTTTATTTCAAAAAATGTAGATAAAACTACTAAGCGCGGTGGCAATGTAAATCTTTCGATTATGCGCCAGAATACAATTATTGCTCATACAACAGATTCTGAAGGTAACAAGCACGTTCTGAACGTTAGAACAAAACCTGATGGCAAGTTTACTGTAGGAGGCGGGATGCCGTCTATGGGTAAACCAGCAGATATTCTTGGGCGTGGAAAAACTTTTTCACAGGATAAAGTTATCGAAGCCCTTAAAGCCATGTTCGAGTTGGACTAAAACAAATGATTAACTTTAAGGATTTTCGTTCTACAATCTCTGAAACCGCCAATCAAATTAATGAAAAAACCGTCGAGAAGATGAAGGTTGGTTCGGGAAGCAAAAAGTATCCTGCCGAGATCAAGAAGGAAGGATCAAAGTACGTTGCATACGTCGACGGTGATAAGCTCGATGAGTTTAAATCCGAAGAAGAAGCAAAGAAAGGCATCAACGATTTTGTCGAGTTGATGGATCTCTAATTGAAGGGAAATAAGAAAAATGTCCCACGAAGATATTAAAGCACTCTCAGACGCGTACCTCTCAATGTATTCTGATACTGAGGGGCAGATGAATGAATCTATGAAACCCTATGTTTCGGCTGTCGGCGACAAATTTGAGGTTTTGGACGCTAAAGGAAAGACTGTAAAAACATTTAGCGATATGAAGTCAGCAGAGGCTTATCTTAAAAAGAACTTTGATAAATTGAGAGAAGAGGCCGAAGAGCAGATTAATGAGGCAGCCAAGACTGCAAAGCAAATCTCAAAGCGAGCCGACACACTTTCAAAAAATATCTCGGATTTTGAGAATATGCTTAAACAGTCAAAGCCTAAGGGCGCAGGTAAGGAATATGATAAGGCGGTCAAAGAAGTGCGTGACGCCTATATCGATCTCACCGACGCAATCGATAAGGTCGAAAGGATGATGAAGTAATGTCCCATGAGGATATTAAAGCAATTTCAAAAACCTACCTATCAATGCTTAATGAGGGTAGAGATTATACCGTCGCGTGGAAAGTGCCTGGTAGATCTAGAAGTCGAATTAACGCCAAGGTCAATGAAATTAACGGGATGATTGAGGCTCTTGGTGTCGATACTACGGATCTTTCAGTTAATGCCATGGGCAGAGTAACATTGGTAATGCCCTCGAAAGAAGAGGCCGACATTGTTCTAAATGCGCTGGATGCTAGGACTGATCTTGTTGATCCAATAAGTTCGGTAACTCTAACCTACGATTAGAAGTATAAGAAGATATGAAATTAATCACCGAGCACACCGACGAGCTGCGATATCTGAAAGAGGATGTCGATGGCACGAAGAAGTAAGTGAATAATTACTACGTTTACGCCTATATAAACAAATCTACTGGCCTTCCATATTATATTGGGAAAGGCAAGGGTGGGAGAGCGTACGATAAACATGGTAGAGTAAAAGTACCAAAGGATAGGTCAAAAATAGTTTTTTGTGAGACAAACTTAACTAATATTGGAGCCTATGCAATAGAAAGAAGACTTATACGCTGGTTTGGTAGAAAGAATATAGATGAAAACGGAATACTGCTGAATATTCAGGAAGGCGGTGAAGGTTCACACGGAGTTAAGCATACGGAAGACACTCGTAGAAGAATGAGTTTGACTCGTGCTGAAAAGGCAAAGGACGGATCTTTACCGGTCTTTAAAAAATCTGTTCGAGAAAAAATATCTTATTCTTTACGTAACAGTGTTCGAGATTTTACAAATCAACGTAATAAGCAGCTTGAATTGCTTAAAGAAAATAAACATATTTTTATAGGTCTAAACGAAAAACGCGTTAAGGAAGGCACTCATAATTGGCAGGACAAGGATGAAGCCAGAAAAAGAAATCAAAAAAGAATAGATGAAGGTACTCATAATTTTCTTAGTAATAAGGGTACCGTTAACGTAGTTGATCCTGATGGTAATACTAAAAGAATTGAATCAGCAACGTATAGAGAACAAAAGCACACTAACTATTATGTCAGTGTAAGATCTTACGAAGGTCAAAAAAGAGTAAAGGAAAGATCAAATGAAGCTTATAACTGAACATAGTGAAAATCTTAGGTATCTCACTGAAGAAAAAGATGGTGAGAAAAAGTACATGATTGAAGGAATATTTGCCCAAGCAGAAGCTGCTAATAGAAATGGCCGTGTATATCCTCGTGAGGTTCTTGAGTCCGCAGCTGACAAATATTCGAAGGAGCAGGTCAAGCGCGGCCGTGCAGTCGGTGAACTCGGTCATCCAGACTCTCCTACAATTAATCTTGATCGCGTGTCGCATAAGATCGTCGAATTGAATTGGGACGGCAACAATGTAATGGGAAAGGCGGAGATTCTCGAAACACCAATGGGGCAGATTGTTCGTGGTCTGATGGATGGTAAGGTTCAGCTCGGTGTATCGACTCGCGGTATGGGATCACTGAAGCAGCAGAAAGGTAAAACGGTTGTATCAGATGATTTTATTCTGTCAACCGTTGATATTGTTCAGGATCCATCCGCACCCGAGGCATTTGTAAACGGTATTATGGAAGGTGTCGATTATTTCGTCGAGAATGGTGTCATTCGAGCTCAGGACGTTGACGGATATCGCAAGACACTTGGTTCTGTATCACAGGATCATCTTGCCGAGGCACAGATGAAGGTCTTTAAGGACCTTCTGAACAAGTTTTAGAGTATAACAATGTCACACGAAAGCATTAAAGCAATTGCCAGCGCATACACAAACATGTTGCTCGAGCAAGATCTCAGAGGCATAGAAAATTATGATGATTATTGGACTATAAAAAACTTTATAGATTACAATAAGCCGGCTGGTGTCAGGATGGAGACACGCCGCGATGCCGGTCAAAGGCTTGCGACTTTTATGTTTAAGATGATAGGATTTGATAGCCAGATTGAAACACTCGAAAATATGAAGAAGGCAATCGAGCGATATTCAAGGCGCGGAAGCGTAGAAATTGATGACAGTCGTAGTGGATATTACAAATTAATTGTTAAGTGGGATTCGGTAGATCCTAAATTGGCCAATGTCGACACAGACAGAATCTAAGGGATAATTTGAATGGATTTTTACGAAATTAGACAGGTCATTGAAACTGTAAAGAAGCAGGATCCTAATGACCTAATTCTCAATGAAAAAGTTAGCAAACGAGATATCGAAAAGGCTAGACAACAAAGTGCTAAGGAAGTACAGGACGTTGTCGATAATAGAAGTTACCTTGATGATTATGAACAGATTGCTAGTGATTTCATTGAGGACGCAGGTCGAGTAGCTGGAAGAAATGCCGCTAAAAAAATGTCGAATCAATTTGCACAACAGCTTCGTGGATACATTCAAGATGTTGCAAAGAATCCGCGTAAGTACTCTCGGAGATAAACTATGAAACCATCAGATAGACAAATTAAGAATTTCGTAGGAGCTATTCTTTCTGACGTGCTTGAAGAAATGCGCAGCGATAGATTTCTTGGTGTCGATACTGCGTTTCATAAGGCATTTAACATAGACAGGATTGCGTTAAAAATTAACACCGATGGTGATTTTGTTGGCACCGAAAAGGAAGGTAAGGCCCTAGAAGACGCTAACGCTGAAATCGAAATGATTATTAATGCTTATGAAAATCTCTTTAAAGATATGATGAAGAATCCTAATAAGTATTTTGACTTTAAGTTTTAATTGTTAAGGTCGTATAGGAATAATAATGTCACACGAAAGTATCAAAGCAATTGCAGAAGCATATAAAAATATGTTATCTGAAAAAAAGGAGTTTGATAAAATCGACGATGCGGTTTTTGACGTAATCGACAACGAAAAAATGGCAAAAGATTTTAATAAATCAAACAAACCTACTGTTCGTCAAACTCGACAAATGATTGATATGGTTGCGAAACGAATGGGATATAAATCGTCGTCCGATCTAAGTGATGACAAGGATGACGAGGTTCGTGAAGTTTTGATGAATGTGATTAATAATAAAAAGAAATGATTGGAAATTGAACTTTTTATAAATAACGGTAACAATACAGAATTTGTGGGTAAAACCACAGATACTATAAATATGGGTGCTCTCACGATAACGCGTGAGATTGTGTGAACGCTACGAGACTGAGATCTTACACTGTTTAAGGTTTCCTCTCAAAACTTTGACAAAGCAGGAGAAAATGCAAATGTCAGAAGACAATAGCAATAGCCTCCGCGATGAACTCGTTGATGACAAAGTTTCTGACGAGGGAATCGCAGACTTGGATGAGGCTAAGATGCCTAAAGAAGTCGGCAAGGGTGCAGGAGTAGACGAGGTCGAAAAGGCCGCAAACGCTGCTCCTAAGGCTAAGCCGCTTCCAAAGACCAAGGCAGGTATGCTTAAGGCGGCATACGACAAGATGCACGAGATGAATAAAGACGACCTGAAGAAGACCGTCGAAAAAATGATGCATCAGGAAATGTACGAGGCCAAGGACGAAGAAGAGGATATGGAGGACGGTGAGTCTGACATGTCCAAGGCCAACGAGAAGTACAAAAAGAAGAACGAGAAGTATAAGAAAGATTCCATGAAGGAAGATCTTGATGCTCTCGTTGATTCTGAAGCTACTCTCTCGGAGGGCTTTAAGGAAAAGGCCGAGGTCATCTTTGAGGCTGCACTGAATGCGAAAGTCGGCGAGCGAATCGAAGATCTCGAAGAGAGCTATCAGCAGGAGCTTGCCGAAGAGACTGATCGTATTCAGACTGAGTTGGTCGAAAAGGTTGACGGTTATCTCAACTATGTCGTCGAGAACTGGATGGATGACAACAAGCTTGCGATCGAGAACGGTCTTCGCGCCGAGATCGCTGAGTCGTTCATGGGTGCGCTGAAGGGCGTGTTCCAGGAGCACTACGTTGAAGTTCCTGAGTCGAAGACCGATATCGTTGACGAGCTCGCTAATAAGGTGGATCGTCTCGAGGAAGAACTCAACGATTCGGTCACTCGTGCAATGACTGAGAAGAAGAGAGTCCAGGAGCTGACTCGCGAAAAAATCGTTCGTGAGGCGGCCGAGGATCTGACTCTGACTCAGGCAGACAAACTGCATGGTCTGACCGAGGGCATTGATTTTGAGGACGAGGATTCTTTCGAGAAGAAAGTCTCCACGATCAAAGAATCATACTTCGGTGAAACCGACAACTCATCCACGTCAACCATGTTCGAAGAGACAGGCATCGATAGTGACACCGCCGAAGAGCAGGAGCAGACGCTCACTGGTCCGATGGCACGTTACGTCGAGGCTCTGAATCGTGGTAACAAAAAGTAATCAATCTCATTAAGGAGAGTATCCAAAATGTTTAGTCCAGACGAAACAATTAAAAAGTGGCAGCCGGTCCTTGAGGCCGAAGAGGCTCCCAAGCTTGATGATCAGTACAAGAAGGGCATTGTTGCTCAGGTTCTTGAGAATACTGAGAAGCAGCTCGCCGAAGAGCGTGGTCAGAGTCAGTACCTCTCAGAGGCTGCTCCGACTAACTCGACTTCGGGTGGTTCAGGTGCTATCGACAACTGGGATCCGATTCTGATCTCACTCGTTCGTCGTGCGATGCCGAATCTGATCGCGTATGACATTGCCGGTGTTCAGCCGATGAGCGGCCCGACCGGTCTTATCTTCGCGATGAAGTCACGCTACAACGATGCCGCAAATCGTTTGAACCAGACCGAGGCTCTGTTCGACGAGGCGCTGACCGACTTCTCATCGAGCTCATTCAACGGCACAACCGAGAACAACAAGAACGGTGCTCATGCGGGCAATCCTTCTTCACTTCCTGGTTCAGGTGGTGCGGTTGATTCGGATCCGCTCGACGATGTTGCCGATAACTTCAGCTTCGGTCAGGGCATGACCACTCAGGAGGGTGAGGCCCTCGGTGATGCCGGTAACAACGCGTTCGGCGAGATGAGCTTCACCATTGAGCGTGCCACGGTCACTGCTCGTACACGTGCTCTCAAGGCTGAGTACACCATGGAGCTGGCGCAGGATCTGAAGAGCATCCACGGTCTCGACGCTGAGTCCGAGCTCGCCAACATTCTGTCAGCCGAGGTTCTGGCCGAGATCAACCGTGAGATGGTTCGTACGATTAACTCACGTGCTAAGCTCGGTTGTCAGCAGAGCGACATTACTTCAGCTGGTATCTTCGATCTCGACGTTGACGCCGACGGTCGTTGGAGCTCAGAGAAGTATCAGGGTCTGCTGGTTCAGCTGCAGCGCGAAGCTAATACCATCGCTCGTGAGACACGTCGTGGTAAGGGTAACTTCGTTCTGTGCTCATCGGATGTTGCTGCTGCGCTGTCGGCCACCGGCATGCTCAACAACTATCCTGCCCTTTCATCCAACAGTAATCTGCAGGTCGACGACACTGGTAACACCTTTGTCGGTACTCTGTCGAGCGGCATGAAGGTCTACATCGATCCTTATGCTCAGGCTAACTATCTGACTGTTGGTTATCGTGGTTCCAACCCATACGACGCTGGTATCTTCTACTGCCCATACGTTCCGCTGACGATGGTTCGTGCGGTCGGTGAGGATAACTTCCAGCCGAAGATCGGTTTCAAGACTCGCTACGGCATGATCGCGAATCCGTTCGTTGGCACCTCGACCGGCAACACCACACCGCCGAACGGAGTTGGTAACGTTCGTGAGAACGAGTACTATCGTATCTTCCGTGTCGACAACATTCTGGGCGAGGGCTAAACGTAACGTTTGGCACTCATACCTCAGATGGTGTGATGTAACAGAGAGGGACCTTCGGGTCCCTCTTTTATTTTCAAGGATGGAATGATCATGATAACGAATCTTACTTTTTCTGAACGATCGGTTCTATTCGCTGAACTATCCAAACTTGTGTATTCCTCGAATCTGAATCACGTTAAGGAAATCGCCGGGCATATGGGGTTTCATACTATCGAGTACTATAACTCCGACGGCGCACAGGCGTATCGTTTCTGCAATGGGTGTGATACTGTAATCGTCTGCCGTGGTACCGAGCCTACGTGTTTCAACGACATACGTGCGGATCTTCGTGCGTATCCTGTAGAGTCGGAAACCGTATCACGGGTGCACTGGGGATTTAAGTGCGAGGTGGACGACATTTGGCCCAGAGTTCGTGAGGACATAAAAGAGGATTCAATTCTCTGGTTCGGCGGCCACTCTCTTGGTGGTGCAATGGCAACCATCATGGCGAGCCGATGTTATCACGATACGAATCTAGCGGATCCGGTCGAGATCTATACGTATGGTTCACCGCGAGTCGGATGGCCTAAATATGTCGAATCACTCGGTTCGATGAAACACTATCGATGGGTTAATAACAATGATATCGTTGCGTGTGTTCCGTTCTGGATTCTAGGCTATCGTCACCACGGTTGCATAAGATACCTAGATTGGCAAGGGAGATACGTTCAGTACTCCTGGATAGAAGAATTAAAGGATCGTTTTAGAGGTATCATTCGAGGCATTCGTAAGGGATCCATCGATTTCTTTTCGGATCACTCGATCGATCGGTACATCGATCTGCTAAAGTTATTTCGTGATCGATATAAATAGTTAGTAGATAAACCGCAAGAAATACACACATACATATGATTCCGAATAACGAAGATTTTGCAAACTTAATCACGCCGTTTGTGTCGGCAATGATTGCACTTGTGATTTCTTTGTGGATTCGCGATACTGCCGGTAGAATCGCGAAGGGAATGGCCTTTAAGTTTAACGGTCAGTTTAAAGAGGGCGACGAGGTTGTTCTCGACGGAGAACGTGCGCTCATCGTAAAGATCGGAATGACACAGACGGTCTTTGGAATATATCGATCGACACAGAACGGAAAGAGCATTAATCATTACTGGCGATATGTTCCGAACGAAAGAATACCGTATCTTCACCTCGAAAAGATCGTCTCGGATAAAGAAGATATTGAAGGATCTGAATAGTGGCATACGAAAAGGATATTAATTTTGAGGTCGGCGTTCCACAGAATTCTCTAGATGCAAATGCCGGTTTTGCAAAGCCCGTAAGTTTTAGGCTTGCGATCGATCGTCTTAAGTTTCCTAACGCCGAGTTCAATGTACAGACCGCTGCGATTCCAGAGATATCAGTAAATGCAGCCTCATTCGCGACACCTCAGAGAACGATCGACGTATCAGGAGATAAGGTTACGTACTCGCCGCTGACCGTAACCTTTATCGTAGACGAGAATCTTACGAACTACAACGAGATACACGACTGGTTGTTTGGTCTTGTAACGGTGGCCGAAGACAAGTCGATAAATAAACTTCGAGACATGACGCTTCTTGTGCTCGACTCTCACAACAACGTCTCTCGAGAGATTCAGTTCGTTAATGCGTTTCCAACGTCACTCTCGACTCTTGACTTTGACGTAAAGAGCACTAACGTTGATTACCTTGTCGCCGATGCCACGTTTAGTTATTCTTACTTTAAGATAGGATAATATTCAGATATGTTAGAACAGGATCTTAACGTACTTCTCGCTTCGACCTTTGCATTCGCACTTAAGTCTCAGCGATATCACTGGAACGTAATGGGTATAGGTTTCTACTCGCACCATGAGTTCTATCAGGAGATCTACGAGGAGGCGTATGAGGCGGTCGATCTTATTGCAGAAAATATTCGTGCGCTCGGTCGTTTCCCTGCAGGATCACTGAGTGAGTTCGTTGAGCTGTCACAGGTGGCCGAAGAGGACAACACGATTGTTGATGCCGGCGAACAAATGCAGGAACTTGCTCGAGCAAACGACGTCGTTATTCGAATCATCAAGATCGCAATGACCGCGGCCGACGATGAGAATAAGGATGATATCGAGGATATGCTCGTCGAGCGTCTTCGTGCTCATAAGAAACACGGATGGATGCTCAACTCGCATATTATGAAGCAGCAGAGACAGTAATACATGCGGTCTTTTGCTGAGTATCTTGCAGAAGCATCTTATAGTTCTATGACTTTCTATCATGGAACTAATTCTGACTTTGATGAGTTTGATTCGGAAATGATAGGACGCACTGATCCAGGATTTATAGGAACGGGTTTTTATCTAACGGCGAACAAGACTCTCGCGAACGCTTACGCCCAAGGTGCGGCGGATCTACACGGCGGCGAACCAGTCGTTCTTAAGTTCAAAGTAAGACCTAAGAAAACGCTTGAATTAGAAGGGACTGGCGTCGACGCTTGGAACAAAGCTCTAAATGATCTGAATATAAGTACTACTCAGTCTCAGGATAGACAGACAAAAGAACTGAGAAAGCTCGGGTACGATTCCATCGCCGCCTGGTTCAGAGGTCAGGTAAAGGAGTTCGTAGTACTCGACTCTAAGATCGCAAAACGAGTGCGATAAATACAGATAAGTTATGAACCAGTGAGGTGGTTAGATTATGGCGCTTCGTATCGAAGACGTACTTGAGATGTGGAAGACGGACTCCGAGATCGACGAGCTTAAACTCGATGAGGCATCGCAGGAGTCCGCTCGTCTTCATTCAAAATATCTTGAAATGCTATCAGTGACACGCCTTCAACTTAAAAAGAAAGAAGCCGAGTTTAAGGTCCTGCTCAAGGATAAGTTCCTATGGTACAACGGTAAGATGAGCAAGGACGAGATGGACGCGCGTGGATGGTCGTACGATCCATTGAACGGTCTTAAGGTGCTGAAGGGAGACATGGATCGTTTCTACGATTCGGATCCGGATATTCAAAACGCTCAGATGAGGATCGACTATCTTAAGGAACTCGTTGCGACTCTCGAAGAGATCATGAGTAATATCCGCTGGAGACATCAAAATATCAAGAATATGATCGAGCATCGTAAGTTTACTTCAGGAATCTAATGTCTGAAAAGATCCGTCTCAAGAAAAAGAATCATGCGTATTTGCAGGTACAGTGCGAGGATCGCGGTGTACTCGCTGAGATGTCTGAGTTCTTTACGTTCTATGTACCCGGCTATAAGTTTATGCCGGCATACAAGAATCGAGTCTGGGACGGTAAGATTCGGCTTATTGATAATCGAACCAACGAAATATACGCGGGACTATATGACTACATCGAGGCATTCGCATCGGCAGAAGGACGAGGCTATGAGATTGAGGATCTGGACGATCCCGTGTACGGATTACCTCGATCTACTCAAGATCCTGACATGTCTTTCGTCGAAGATATACCGCTGTCCGCAAAGGGTAAGTCTATTCGACCGAGGGGCTACCAGCTTGAGGCAGTCGCACACGCACTGACGAATAAACGGTCAATGCTGCTGTCACCGACAGCGTCCGGTAAGTCGCTCATCATCTATCTGCTTTGTCGTTGGTATCTCGACAATCACGACGGTCGTATTCTTATCGTGGTTCCAACGACTTCACTGGTCGAGCAGATGTACGGTGACTTTGCCGACTACTCGACTCACGACTCCAACTTTAATATCGAGAAGGCGGCGCACCGAATATACTGCGGTCAGGATCAAAACAATCAGGACGCACGTATCGTCATCTCGACCT